TTTCATGGTATTTCTTTGAAACAAGATATTGTTCAGCCATCCGCACCCTCCTTAATCATAAAACCCGTTTTCCTCAATGCCTTTTTCCAGAATGGACGCTACCAGCGTATCCAGCTCCACGCCGTTTATCTCGCTGACCACAATCAGCTTTGCAAGGGTATTCTTTTCCACCGGGACCGTATAGCGTTCCTGATCCGGACACAGCTCACGCACACAGACGCCAAGCGCATCCGCAATCTGGCAGAGTGTGCTTATGTCTGCTTCCCGGATACCTGCCAGAATATCCAGCAGCGTATTCTCACGGACTCCGGAAAGCGCCGCCAAACCCGGTATGCCCATATCCATATCTTTCATAATATTTAAAATCTTATCGCCTGTGCTTAAAATTTCCATTCCCATTGCCAGTCCCTCCTATTCTGCCTTGTTCCCGAAAGAAAAGGCTGTATTTTCTTTCGCTTTTGTGGCTGTAAACTTCGCTTTCACTTCCGCAACCTTAGACTCCAGAACCGAAAACATGGCTTCCACCTGTTCCGGCGTATAGTCATAAGCCGACCTGTTGGCAAGGTTCTTAATCCTGCCGATGGCATCAATCGCCTTGTTCATGCGGTACTCCCCAAGACGGATAAATTTCTCCGCTTTCGTTTCTTCTGCCTTTTCTACAGGTACATTTACTGTTGCATTTTCCATAATTTCACTCATTGCCATATCCTCCATTTTCCATAAAATCTAAGGGCATACAGATTTTTCCGTATGCCCCGCATCAAAAATCAGTTTCTGTTATTTTTTCTTTTTGGGAAATTCCAGCTTTATCTTATACTGAAAACCTTTGATCTCCTTCCCGTCTTTGGTATAGGAATAGTCCTCCACGCCCTCCGGGATAAGGTAGGCATCATAGCAGCCTTTCTTTCCTTTCAAGCCTTTTACGAGGGTCTTTTTCCCCTCTAGCATACTTTTTACCTGGCTGTCGGTAAGCGCTGCCCCCATTGCCCGTGATACGTTCATGCCGCACTTGTTTTTACAGTAAGCGCCGAATTTTCCTTTTACCACATCACCGCCGCATTTCGGGCATTTCCCAAGAGGTTCCTGCGTACTGCCTCCGAACATGGATTTCTGTTCATCGCTGACACTGCGATAGGTCTGCACAAGCCTGTTTACCATATCTTCTATGCCGCCCATAAACTCCTGCATGGAATACTCGCCCTTTGACACAAGGGTGAGTGCATTTTCCCAATCGGCGGTAAGTTTAGGCGATTTCACCACATCAGGAAGCACGGCGATGAGCTTCACACCGTCCTCCGTGGGTATCAATCTGCAAACTGAACTCCGTTCAGTTTGCTCACGCTTTACAAAGCCGTCCTTTACTAACTTTTCAATTACGTCTGCCCTTGTTGCAGGTGTGCCAAGCCCCCTGCGCTCTGCGTCTGCCCCAATATCCTCTGATCCGGCTCGCTCCATTGCGGATAATAATAAATCTTCTGTAAAATGCTTCGGCGGCTGCGTGAAATGCTCTGATACCTTTGTCTGCACTCCCTCAAAAGCCATTCCTTCCGAAAGCTCCGGCAGCTTTTTATCCTCCTTTTCCTTATCTTCCGATGTTTTATAAGAACGCCTGAAAGCTGCTTCAAAGTCTTTCCAGCCATTCCTTGTTACGGTCTTTCCGGAAGCCGTAAAAATAGAGCCGTTACAGTCAAACTCTGCCCTGACCGTTTCATACTCATGCTTTTCCCCTGTGGCACAGAGTAAGCGGTTTGCGGCAAGGGAAAGGATTTTCATTTCCCCCTCCGGCACAGCGGAAAGGTCAGTGACTGTAATCTCCATTGTGGGAATAATCGCATGGTGGTCTGTCACTTTTTTGCTGTCCATTACCCTCTTAATGTCCGGCTCTGCCCCAATCTGTTCCTCAAAGAGAACCGCTTTGTAAACCGCCCCGATCACAGCCCTTGCCGTATCTTCCATATCGTCCGATAAATACTGGCTGTCAGTACGGGGATATGTAACCAGCTTTTTCTCATAAAGGCTCTGTGTGTACTCTAATGTCTGCTTTGCGGTAAAACCGAATAAACGGTTTGCGTCCCTCTGTAATGTAGTGAGGTCATAGAGCTTCGGCGGCTGCACTGTTTTCTTTTCCTTTGTGACAGAAAGAACCGTGGCGGCTCCTCTTTCACACGCTGCAGCGATGCTCTCTGCCTGTGCCTTGTCATCAATCCTCTCCGTTGCCGCATCAATCCCGTCCATCAGGATATGCGCCATATAATACTGTTCTTTCTTGAAATTCCTGATCTTTTCCTCACGCTCCACCAGCATTGCAAGCGTCGGTGTCTGCACCCTGCCGACCTTTAACACCTTTCCGCCATATAAAACTGTAAACAGCCTTGTGCCGTTCAGTCCGACAAGCCAGTCGGCTCGTCCTAGTTAGTACAAATATGTAACCAAAACACGCAAAAGGCGGTAAACCCTTGCTTTTTCAGAATTTACCGCCTTTTATTCTTTTCATTTCTATATACCCCTTTTCTCGTTGATTGCTGCAATTACAAATTCGTTACGACTCTTATATCCCTGTTCTTTCGCTGCCCTGTCTATTTCCTGCATTTCCCCTTTTGGCACAACGACCGAAAATCTGTCATAGGCTTTCGCATTGTACTTATTTTTACTTTTTGTACGGCTTGCCCTGTTGTCCTCTGTGTTCGCCATTCTTCCACCTCCTGTATCATCTGATAATGTCAGCAAATGCCTTATTGGGATTGTACCACACTTTTTATACTTATGCAAGTATACAATCTGCACAACTCATTTATATACTTATACAAGTATTTTTGTGCGCTATTCCGGGTTGAAAATATACTTGTACAAGTATATAATAGAATCATCAAAGGAAAACAAAAAGAAAATGGAGGACTAAGGAAATGACAAATACAGAAATCATTATCAATGAAGCATTGGCAAACGGATTGTATACAGAGGAACAAATAGAAAATATCCTCGCAAGCGGTCACATGATACCATTACATACATTTAAGGCATGGAAAGACGCCGGATACATTGTTAAAAAAAGGGAACACGCAAGAATCACTACCCGCCTTTGGAAATTCACGAATAAGGCAAAGAAAAGTGAGGAGGCAGACGAAAATACAGAGGGTACAGAAAACAATCACTATTACTTAGCAAAAGCCTTTCTGTTTACCGCCGACCAAGTAGAAAAGATAGGCTGATAACCAATATAAAAGCTGCCGGGGATTCCCCGGTGGTATCCTAAAAGTGAGGTAAAAATATTATGGATTTTGAAAAATACGAAAAGTATATGAACGCAAGGGCAACAGTCGGAAAAGAGAACGAACGCCGGATAGCGGAGAAATTTTCCGAATGTGAAAAATATGTTGTTGATAACTTCGTGCGCTGTGGCTGTGTCTTTACCAAGCATGATGAAAACTTAAAGAAACAAAGTTTTATGATATGGCAAGACAACAGCACTATTTCCCATAAATGGCTAACCCTTAAAGAATGTGGCATTACGCCCCTTGAATTGCTGCCGTATCCCGAATATAAATAAAAACAACCTCCAAAAGCTGATATAAGCCGTTGGGGGTTGTCTGCCGTTTCTTCCTGTATCCTATTTAATAAACCTGTCTTTTAACTCTTTCAATGTATCCCACCCATACATAGCGATATATGCCACAACAAAAGCTGCAAATACCGCCAACGCCACATAATACCATAGCAAAACTATATGTGCATATGCAACGTAAATCAATAATGCTGTCACGGTCACGATTAAGGATACAAGGATAACAAACGCCTTTGTAGGCATTTTCTTAATTCCCGGCATATCCTTTAACAGTTCCGTAATGAGTGATACCGCAAAAGCCAATACCCCCAAAATACCAATAATGGCAACTGAATATTCTGATACAATCTGCATGATTTTACCTCCGTTTTTTTGTGTCCGAATCGGTCTATTTTACATTTTCCTTGTCAACCCAACCATAAACGCCTTTTCCGTCCTGTGAAATACAGTGATAAGGGTGCGCGCCCTTTGCGTTGATTGCTGTTACTTTACAGGTGCTTGTAATGTCTTTCGTTGTGCTTGCCTGTTTTGCCGTTGATGACTTGTAAACCGGCCCTCCTGTAAATGTCAGCCGGTTCCCGCAAGATACCGTTTTAGGGTCATTATCTGCGGTTGTTGCTAATTCCTTGATTGATTCCATATCAACCCAACCATAAACGCCTTTTCCATCCTGTGAAATTAAATGGTACGGATGCTTGTTTCCGGGATTAGCCGCCGTTACCCTGCACCTGCTTACTACGTCCTTTGTCTTGCTTGCTAATTTCGCCATAGAGGACACGAAAACCCCACCGCCGATAAAAGTTACACTAACTCCAATTTCAAGCGATTTTGGGGCGTTCTGCGTTGTCTGTGGGGTATCCTGTTTCTTTTCTTCCTGTACATCCGTCAACTTGCTTTCTTTTACCGCCTTATATACCTTTGCCCTACGGCTTTCATATTGCCCCATTACACCGTCTTTGAGTGCATAGGCGTGTATTTTATCAAGTCCGACCTTTTCAACGCCCCCTGCATCATTTCCGGCGGTTGTGGCTATCCTCTTGCTTGCACCGCTGCCCCCTTGATTCTCCAAATCTGCATAATAGGCAAGTGCCTTTTGAGATACCAACCCGGCTTTTATGCCGTTTTTAACATAAGCTGTTATATCTTTTTCGGCTAAATCGTCCTGTACTTCTTTACCCTGTGGCGTTTTCAGCAATTCAGAAATTACCTTTGCCTCTGCTTCGGTTGCTTCCCTTTCCTGTTTGTTCCATGCGTCCGCACTACTTCCGGCTATCTCATTATACAGGCTTTCGCCTAAAATCTTTTTTGCCTGTTCGGTATCCTTTTTTACAACGGATTGCAAAAGGGGCAACGCACGGCCCCAATATGCGTTCCACTGGCATTTTCCTATGCTCATGCCGTGTTTATTGTCGTTTCTGTTTACGCTGCCATAGTTGCCCTCCTGTGAATAGATGATACCGCTTGCAACACTGACAACCTTTTTTATTTGTGCTGCCGTTACTGCCATTGTATCCCTCCTATACTCTTTTTGTGTAACCTAAGCTGATGTATCCCGCACCGCTTTTTAATTTGCCCCATTTTGTGCTACCGTTCATTTTTTCGCCTACAATGGTATAAACTTCTCCGGCGTGTACCTGTGTAGATACAGGGTAGTTTGTTCCCGGACCTTTTCTGACGTTCAAAACATCTGCGGTAATCCTTACCAAATAACCGCTTGCGCCTGTCGTTGCTTCCTGTTTCTTTTCCCCTGCCTGTGCTGCCGTTCCCGCCGTGCTTCCGCTCATAGCTTTTTTAACGTCTTTGCGGAATTGTGCCATAGTAAAGCCGTACTTGTTCCAAATATGCTCCACATCTCCATGATTGCTTGCAATTCCCCTTTTATTCCCCTCCGAATGTGAAATAATAACCCCGTCTTTTTCCGGGTTAAGGTTGTATTTCTTGCACAAGTAGGCAAAAAGTTCTACCGCCGTTTTGTAGGTCTTTTTCACAAAATCCTTTGTAGCAGTCGGGTTAAGGTCTTTAAAGCTGCTTCCCCCTGTGTACTTGATTGTGTCCGGCTCTGTCATTTCTACACCAATGTGCGTATTGTTTCCGCTTCCGTTCTTTCCGCTTCCGCAATGCCACGCCCTGCGATTCCACGGCAAAAGCTGTAATACCGTGCCGTCTGCCTGTAATACGGCATGTACGCATACATTGGCGTTGCCCTTATTCCAGTTATTGAAAAATACTGACGCTTTCGGCTGCGGGCAACCTACGGAATGTAACATAAGCCCCTGTACCGTGATTGTCCTCCCGCAAGTGTAACACGGATTCTTAGTCGCAATGCTTTCTTTAATGTTCATGGTGCTGCCTCCTTAAATGTTTATATTGTTTAAATCAACGGAAATATCCTTTGTTTCCTCCGGGTATCCCTGCTTGATTTTAACCAAGTTTTCCGCTTTCGCTTTCCAACAATACAACGCTATAACCGTTGTTGTCGGTGCTGCTATGTACGTTGCCAATACCCCAAACTGGCTAAAGTCTATCAGCGTAACCTTGATACCAATAGCCAACCCGATAAAGTAGGTAAACAGGACGGCAACTAATACCGCCTTTGTAAAATTAGGCTTTGCTTTTTTCTTTCCGTCCTGTTTTTTAAATCGCCACCTTTTATTTGCAATTCTGAATAAAAGGCAAAAAATAAAGAACCCTAAAAGGATTCCCCCGATAATACAAAACATATATTTCATTTCTGCTTATTCTTCCTGTCCGTGTGCTTTTTGGTTTATGTGCTTTTCCACTTTCCCTATTGCTTCTGTGACAGGTCCGTTACAACCCTGTTCTTTTAATCCTTTCAGACACGCCAAAACCGCATAAGTGAGTAAACACAATTCGTCCTGCATATTCTCAATGTCTTTCTTTTCCTGTTCCCTCAATTTTTCAATATCCTTAGTCTGCTTTTCCTGTGCCTGAAACCATTTTATAACCCTGTAAGCTGCTGCCCCTATCGCTGTTAATGCACTTAGGACTCCCGCAATGGTAATTATTGTTGCCGAATCAATGTACATCTTCCCTCTGCTCCTTTCTTATGAATAGCTTGTTAAGGCTCTGCCGTAAACCGTAGCTGTCGCAATGTGACAGAATCCCACGATAGGAAGCTATGGAACGGTCAAGCCTTTGTTTGCTTTCCTCTCCCGCCCTTACCTTTTCAATCTGCTTTTTCAGATTCCGCTTGATTTTTACCGCCGTTTTCTTCTTTAATCTTCTGTGCGTGGCCCATATCCTGTAACCCACAAAATCAATGCCTGTGCTGCATGGACGTATTGCCGTTTTGCTGTTCAAGTCCAAGCGGAGGTTATCATCTAAGAAAACCCTTAACAGTTCCTTAACCTCTGCTAAATATTTTTTATCATGGTGCAAAATAATAATATCGTCCATATACCGTATGTAATAGTGCAGTCCTAACTCATGCTTTGCGTACTGGTCTACCTCATTCAGATAAATGTTTGCAAACATTTGAGATGTAAGGTTGCCTATCGGCATACCCTTATTACATAATCTTTCCGTTACTTCTACTTCGTCCGGCTCTTTTCCGGGCGGTAATCCAAAATTCATGGATTCACAATTTATGATTTTCTCTAACAAATCAAGCAACCGTGTATCTTTTATTCTTCTGCCCAATATTTTTAATAAAATATCGTGGTCCACCCTGTAGAAATATTTTGATATATCCATTTTCAGATAATAGTAGCGTTCCGGCTTCCTGTCTGTCTGCCGTAACCAGTACTGCAGTCTGTCCGCTGCCTTATGCGTTCCTTTCCCACGCCTACAGGCATACGAATCAAAAATAAATGTATCCTCATACAACGGGAACAACTGGCGGTATATCGCCCATTGTACAATCCTGTCTTTAAACGGCAACGACATAATCAGCCTTTTCTTAGGCTCATAAACATAAAACGTATGGTACTTGCCTACCGCATACGTTCCATAAATCAATTCATTCTGAATATTTATTAAATGCTCTTCAAAGTTGCGGTTAAAAATCAATACATCATCACGGTATCTTTTCCCTTTCCTCGCTTCCTCCCAAGCCTTATATAAATTTTCAAAATCGTATATCTTTTCGTAAATGTTCTTTATGCTCTTCATTTCTGATACCTCATTAAAAAAGTGCCGTACAAACCTACTAAGTTTTTAACCCTTTCGGACGTGACAAATATAAATCTTTTCGGCTTACGCTTACTAACTGTCTTTACGGCAATACAATATTTTTCCTGTGTACAGGAATGGAAAATAACCCCTTTAACCCTGTTTGTACTGTCCTTACAATCATAATCATAAGGCTTCTTGACATAGGGGTAGAGCGGAGCGGAAACCAATGTTGTCGTTGGAGTTGGAGCGGGGGTTATTCAAGTTAAGAGCGGACGCACCCGAATTAGAGGTATTGTTGAACGCCGACCCCCGGATAGGCAACCACCGTAAATTAGTGATTATTTCCCAATGTATTTTTATTTCTGCTTTTCCCTGCTGTTTACCCAAGCCATATAACCGCCAATCATACGACCGATTTCATCTACCTTTCTAATCCATACTTCCCATGAATGGAAGTCTAAACAAGGCTTTTGTTTCGGGTATAAGTCCGGGTCCTTTGCAAGCCTTAGCAGATTTCTTAATACATCAACTTCAATATCTAAATCCTGTAAGGTTGTTTTCTTATAGTATTTCTTTTCAAGCCTAACCGCCATTTCCAACATGGTATACATTGTCTTTCTTATATCCCCCGCCAACACATACCTTTCTGTTTTCGGAAAATCCTTTAATTTCGGATTTCCGTACATTATCATTTCATAGATTTTTTCTTTTATCTGAAAAATGTCATTTCCGTTTTGTTTCTTTCCCTCCTGTACGCCCTTTGCTTCCTGCAATTCTTCCATATCTCTCCCTGTCTACTGATTAGTATTTTGCTACAAAGGGTGCGCTACCGCGCACCCTTTCAGTTATCCAGTTAGTTCGCAAAAAGCGGAGCGGAAACCAACGTCGGCGCTGGAGTCGGAGCGGGGGTCATGCAAGTAAAGAGCGGACGCACCCGAACCAGAGGTATTGCGGAACGCCGACCCCCGGATAGGCAACCTTTCGCCGTTGTTCCTCGCCCAAAAATGGTCATTGCCATAGTTTGCCCCCGAATCCGGGAACAACCCTAACGCTACCAAAAGTTTAGGTATGCTTACCCCGCTTGCTGCTGCAAGATTCTTAAATATGCAGTTTGTGTCGTTACTGTCCGTGGTCTGTGTTGTAACTGTCGTGCTGATTTTCGGCGTTGCGTCACTTGCACTTGTACGGTCAATCTTTAAAGTGCCTGCCGTTCCCGGCTCTACCAAATTGCCGTTTGGCATGATTGCTTTCCAAAGTGTGCTTGCTGCCGACATATCGCAATCAATTTTCATGCTGTTTCCATAAGGTATAATCTGTATTTCCCCATTCATAAGCCTTAAACCGCCGGTCCATTCCCATACATTGCCGTTAAGGTCTGCTATGCCTGATGTATCGTGGTTATGATACCATGTAGGTTCTCCGCTGCCTGTCAGCGTCCTTTGTGTTTCTCCCTGTGGCTGTATTCCGTGTTCGTATGCGTGGTAATAATCCTTGCCATAGTTTGTATTGCCGTGCGGTACGGTCCCTATTTTCTGCGATAACAGATTAAGCACCACAAAAATGCCTGTCTGATTCAAATGCCAACCGTTGCCCTTTTTTCTGCAAGCTGCTAATGCTGCGTCAAACGTGATATAGTTTTTAGGCAGCTTCATAGCCAAAGAATAGGCACGGTCATTCTCTACAATGTTAGGAAACTTTGATACCCAAATTGTGCTTTTCTCATTCCCCTCCACAATAAAAAACGGCAATACCTCACTTGTACCGCCTGTGATAATGTCCGCATAGGTCATTTTAGGAACGCCCACCATAATAGACGGCATACCCGTATCATCATAGATAACCTTGTTTCCTGCGCCCATCTGTGCTACTGCACCCTGTAAATCATCAAAATTTGCCATTGTATATTATCCTCCTTAAATTTAATCAGCTTCTTAAATCAACGCCCATAATGTCAATGTGCATTTCTTCATATCGAACGGCAACGGTACACGCTCTTTAATCGGCTTTCCGTCCTCTTCTCCTGTGTCTACCTCTTCATACTGCCTTGCCGGGATAGTTACCTGTGCCACATATTCCCTTGCTTCGGTATTTACGCCTACCGTCAAGCCGTCTTCCATATCCTTGCACACATCAAGCGTAACCTCATAATCACGCTCCCGGCTTTTGCAATTTACCATAAGTTCATCATCACCGAAAATAATCTTTGTGCCGGATACCTCATAAGGGATTTTCTCCCCCTCGTTCTTTTCTACTACAATAATCTTTGCTGCTGTCATTATCTGTTACCTCCCATTCTCTGTAACTGGCGGTATGCTTCCTGTGAACGTACCGCAATGTGTTCTGCTGCTTCCCTCTGATTGGCACTTGCCGACCCATTTAATCCATAAGCCTTTAATACTGCTGCCGTCTGTGCCTTTCTTTCGTCACTCTTGATAATTACATTTGCTGCCATTATGCGTAACCTCCCTGTACTGTACATTTCACGGATACACTTTTAGCGGCCCCGGTATACTCAATCTTGAATCCGTTTAGCTGCTTATCAGTTATCTTGATTTCCCCGACACCGCCCGCCCTGTCTGCGTCTGCTTCCACATTTACGGTATAATCCAAATTGCCCCGTGGCGTTTTAAGTGCTATCGTCTTTTTTGAGTTGTTAAATGGGTATTCTTTCGTGTTGGTTAGGGTTGTTTCTATGATTTCCCCCTGCAACCCCTTGATACGGCTTTCTGCCATTTTAACTTTTAACAAGGCTAATCCGGCAACTTCCTCGCTTGCAAATACCCTTTGTTCCAAATCATTGAAATTTTCCGCATTTTGTGGCGTACCCTCTTGTATTACCTCGCCCTCCACGGCTTCATGCGTAATTGTTCCGTCCGCATTGTTTATCTCTTTGTAACGGTTAGAAAACTGCGTTACATGGTCTTTCCAAATCTTGAATAATCCCACTGTGCTATTCCTCCTTAAAATTAAAGCTAAAGCGGTACAACACGCCCTGTTGTACGCCTTTTAGGTTGATTGCTTCGGTCTTTTCTGCCCACAACTGATTCGTAATGTCATACAACTGTATTTTTGTAATCGTTGTGGATCCCGACACTTGCGGGGTTATGGAAATACTAAGTGCTACCCTGCCGTCTTTCAGACGTTCCCGGCTTTCAATTTTCGCCTTGTGCAACACGCCCCCATACTCGACCTTAGCATAAGCAATGTGTGTTTCAATAAACTCCTTGAAACTCTCAAAGGCTCTTTCTGTCAGCATTTTCTTTCTCCTTTACTTTTTATTTGCTATAACCGATTTCTACCGCAACGCTTAACCTCGTATTGGTAACTTTCGGTATCTGCCATTGTTGCCATTCCCTTATCAGATATTCCGGGTTTTGTGTTTGTGTAAGGTTCTGTGCCTGTCGTTTCCTTTCCTGTCGTGCCTGTTATGTACCTGTACTCCTCAAACTCTGTATCTGCTACCGTTTCTATATCCCATCTTCCATGTACGATATTTCTTTTTGGCTTTGTTCCGGCAATAGCGCTTTCAAATGTATAGGCTTCTGTATCCGTTTCCCCGACTGCTGCCACTTCCCTAAATTCAGCCTTTATATTCCTGTTCGGCTTCGTTCCTGTCAAATCAGAATCATACTTTGCTGCGTCCGCTGCTGCCTGTGCTACCACCGTTTCAACTGTTGCCCCTCCTGCGGTATCCCTGTAAGGTTCTGTGCCTGTCTTTTGTTTCCCTGTCCGACCGTGGATATATTTATAACCCATTGTGTCCGAATCGGTCACAATATCGCTATCCTTTGTTGCAAACGTGATATTTCTGTAAGGTCTTGTACCTGTCGGCACGGATTCCGCAATATATCCCGCTGCCTGTGTCATTATGTCAATAACGGCATTTAATACAACCCCCTCTGTATTCCTGTGCGGGTATGTTCCTGCCCTTAGCTGCCCTGTCATTGGTGTTTGGAATAAAAAATACTCCGTCTGTGGCATGATGATAATGCACATGGAGCATTGATAATATAAGCCGTCCAAGTGGGCGGTCAGCCGTTTGTATATGTCAACGGTGTTTACAATTTCGTCATAATCCACCGCAACCCTTGAATTTGTTGTATCAAGCACTATGCGGAAATGAAAAGGACGCCCGTTATAGTCGTACCACTCTTCTATCTCGCTTTGTGGATGCAAGCCACCTAACGCCCTTTCGGTTGCCCCTGTCGTGCCTAATTTCTGATGTACCCTTATGCTATCCCGGATAATCGCCCTTTTTGCTTCTATCGGATAATCATAATCGTACCAGTCAACGTGTAAGTCATACGCCAACACGTCAAGCCATGTTTCCGATAACTCTTCTATGTTGGCGTATATAATATTTTTCTTTGTTTCGTGTGCGGTTATATGTAATTCCTCTGCTATAAGCTGCCCTAAAGCAAGCATTGATCTATCTTTTTTCAATGCCGGGGGGAATTTTGTCATAAAATCAGCGTCTTTAATTTTATTCATCTTCCACACCCCCAAAGGTCACGCTTTCCTCCTTTACCACCGCCACGCTCCCTTTTGGTATCTGTGTGAATATAGGGGCGGTTATTTCAACCCTTTTTATCCCCGATTCCATAAGCATAGCATTAAAATAGGACGGGTTAATATCCCGCCCCATTTTTGAGGTCTGCCATAATATGTAATTTTCCACCGCCAACGCCACCGCCTGTTTAATGTCGTTGGTGCTTAGTTCCTTTTCCTTTGATATGAAATATTTTATGTTTATGTCAAATTCTATTGTGTCGGGTGCTGCCACTAATACGGTATCCGTCATTGGTCTGATTTCGTCCCCGCTTAAATAATCCCGTACTTTATCTATCAATTCCTTATCCGGCAATTCCCCATTGTATAGCATAATCCTTATATCAGCTACTCCCGGCTGCGGACTCTCTGCCGATACGTCACTAATTTGTGCGGACACGCTTTTAGCATGATATATATAACTTCCCCTTGACCCCGCCGTTGTGTAGCTTTCTTCGCTTTCCCTCATGCGGTTATAATAGGCTGCGTCTTTTTCCGCTTCGCTGCCCCCTGCCGTTTCCGTAATGTTCATTACCTCATTGAAATACAGAAATTCATCTGATACAAGTTTGTCAACCTGTCCGGGTACAAACCCATTCCCGATTTCCCCGGCTGTGGTACATACCGCCGGAACGTCCGCATAATCGGCCCCGGCTTTAAATATGATATGCCCTACCGTGTCAAAGTTTATTGTGCCGTCTACCGTTACCTCCATTGTGTCCGTTATTATAAAATCCTCTGTCAGCGTCTTTGTAAGATAAAACCTAAGCGTTGTTTTCGCTGCTTCCGGCTCTAATCTCGGTACATTATGGAATATCTCACTAAGGGAGTCTAAATTCTTTCCCTCTGCATACCGTGGTAAATTCTGTTTTGCCGATTCATTTATCAAAACTCTTTCCTGTATAATCACATCTGCAAGCCAAAGGATAAACGCCCTTACAGGGTCAGCCGGGTATATCTTCCTTTTTGTGATACTCTCATATCCGGCTATCAGCTTATTTACAAGTGCTTCTGTATCTGTATCTACAAACTCAACCTCCGGCAAATTACTCGGTATATTCCTCGTTGTCGTATTCGTCATTGATTACCACCTCCACTATTGGTTTTAATACACCGCTTTCATAATCGGCTTTAAAGTCAATGTTTACGATTTCTGCCCTCGGTTCGTACTCTTCCGTTTTGTCGTAAATATCCGTTGTTGCCAATGCCTTAGCCGTTTCTATCGGCTTATCTATGTATTTCGGGTTTAATCCTAATTCCCTGTCAAGCGGTATGTCATATTCTGTTGAGGAATACAGGAAATAAAGGTTTTGTATAACCTCTTCATACACCGTTGCGGGTGCAAGGTTTATTTCATTTTCCTTTGTCGTGTCTACTATGTAAGCCATACCGCCCTACCTTTCCGGGTATTCCTCTAAGGAAATACTGCTTTTTGCTACCAACAGGTTGCCTTTGTTGTCAAATCTTTCATAATCCTTTGAGTGCTGCGTTATTACCCATTTTGTGCCGTACTTTTTACCACCAATAACCAGACTAAGTATCTTCCCCATATTTTTGTATTTATCTATCTTGTCCTGCATTGTCCGGGGATTGACCCCTAAAAATGCGGACAGGTAAATAGTAAAACTGGCTGTGTCAATATCATTGTACTGAAACTCCAGTAACGGTTTTTGGTTGTGACGTGTGTGTTTTGCGTAATTCGTCTTGCTGTCAATCTTCAAACCCTCAAAGGTTTTTACTGTATTCTTTGATACAGAAAACACAATATCGCCTAATGTTCCAATCTTTGCCATTAGATACCTCCGATAATAAAGCCGTCCCCCTCGCCCTCCGGCTTAAAGATACACAATACCCATTGCCCTATATACGGTATCCACGGATACACTTTTATAACCCTGTCTGCCGTGCCTTTCCATGTATGCAGAATATCCGGGTACTCTTCCTTGTACCGGTCCCCTATGCCTAATTTCCTGTCGTACTGTGCGTAATCAGCTTCATAATTCCACTTTACTCCTGCGTCTTTCCATTCCATAACCATAAACGGTGTATTCTGCACTATCCGCAAATCCCCCGTTACAATGCCCTGTTCTTCTATCTTTACCCTTGCCGTCATTTTCTCTTTGTTTACGCTGCTTACAATGCCAATCCTTACTATGTCCTGCAGTTCCCTTATGTCGTTATCATCAAATTCCTTTATCATCAATACCCCTCCAAACAACTGCGTAATTTTATCTGTACCTTATAACCGCCTGTAATATTGTGTGTTGCCTGTTCGACTATGTATTTTCCGTTAAATTCCCCGAATCCGTATACCCTTACCGTGATACCCGCCACATAATCCACATCTCCAATTAGCGTAAATTCTGCCGTTGTTTCCCCTTTGTTTCTTGCCCTTAATGATTTCCGTGCAAGTTCCTTAGCTTCCGCAACGCTTGACACCTTTTGTTTTATTTCCAATGTCTGCCCGTCAGAATTTGCATTTTCCGGCTTGTAAGTTGCTTCTATCTTCTTTTTTGTGTCCGGGTCTGTATATACAACGTGGCATGATGAATAGGCGGTATCAGCCGTTTTTGTCGAAAAACTGTAACTAAGTATATTGCCTTTGCCCGCCTTTATCTTTTTTACCTCTGCCTTTTTCTCAAAGTCCGCTGCGTCAAACAATACGATTGTTTTTGACGTGACTTTAAGGCTGATCCCGGCACGTTTGCACATACGCTTTAAAAATGCTATATCCGTCATGTTCCTTTGCTCTCTGCGTTTATATACAGGGTTGGAATTTGACAGGTACATAAGTTTCATGCTGCTCTGCTTTGCTATCTTCTGTGCCATGTTTTTTAGCGTTGTATTTTCCCAAGTGCTGTTATACTTCGTCTGCCTTAATTTTGTTTTGTATGGTATTGATGTAGCCTTGATTGTCAGCTTTTGAGGCGGCCCCGTATAATTTACGCTGTCAATCTCAAATACCCCGCAGTCTAATACTTTGTCTTTTCCGTCTGTATAGTGGTTTTTCTGAATAACCATAGCGTGTATTTCTGTGCCTTTGAACGCCCTTTTTTCTGATTTCTTGCTTGCCGTTTTCTTTTCTGTTACCGTTTCCCCCTCTACATCTTCTGCATTTACCCAACCGTAAACCTTTTTTCCGTCCTGTGAAATTAAATGATAGGGGTGTGCGTTGTTGTTTGCTATTGTACATTTACATTTGCTTGCGCCCCTCGTTACTGTCGGTTCTGCTGCTGAGGAGGATATATAAACCGGTCCGCCTTTGAATTGTACAATATTGCCGACCTTTACCTCCCTTTTTTTTGTAACCGTCTGTGCTTTTGCTGCCGTTTTGTTCGTATTAAGCCAATCCTTAATCCATTTTCCCTCTCTATCATCAAGCGATATGCTAATATCGTCCGTTTCGTCCTCTTCCTTGTCCGTGAATGACAGGGATAACAGGTATTTTGACAGGTCCTTTGATATATCCGCACCCTTGAAATAGAGTTTTACCGCCGTTCTCCTTGCTAACGTCTTATCACTCATCTGCTGTTACTCCCTGTTTCCACGGAGGCAATGTTTCCGATACCTCTAAATCAATTTCCGGAAGGGTCAGTTTGACCCCCGCCGGAAATATGTAGGTATCCTTATGCTCTATGTTTGCTTTAATCAGCATATCCATGTACATTTCATTTCCGTATGCCTTGTAAGCCACAATATCCCATGTATCCCCAGATATGGTTGTATAAGTATCAAACATAAGCAACCCTGCCCTCCTGTTCTTTCTGCTCTCTTAGAATCGTTATGATAATCTGCCGTATCTTTTCTAAAAACTCTTCATCATACTGCTGCAACTGTTCTTTGATTCCGTCTGTTTCCCCGCCTTTTACATTCACTGTCGGATTGTTAGAAACATGGATTGTAATTGTACCCGCACCAATCGCCCCGGCGTTTACGTTGCTTGCCGTATTAAGGTCTTGTGCCTGTGCCATGTTGTTAAATATCTGCCCCGTCTGTGCTGCGGTAAATACGCTCCTGTTTGCTGCCCCTGTGATAAGTTCGGGGCCGTTCTCTCCTGCTATGAATGTGTCCGGAGTTCTTACTGTACCGTTTACAAATCCCGGTATCTGTGGTATGTTAATGCCCTTGCCGCCGATACCCGGCACCCAATCCGGCACTGATAATTTGTTAAGTCCACTAATTACCGTATTGACGGCTGAAACAACCGCCCGTAACGGTGCTTTTATGATTTCCCCAAGTCCACCAACCGCACCGCTGAAAATGCTCTTGATTCCATTCCACGCCTGCGACCAATTTCCAGTAAACACGCCCGTCACAAAATCTATAATTCCTTTCAGTATTGTCATTAAATTTTGTATTATTCCGCTTATCGACCCTATAACAGACTGTACAACTGACAAGATAACAGGCATTACCGCCTGTACTACTTGCAAAATCCCCTGTATGATAGGTGCTACAATATTCCAAATGGTTGTCAATGCCGTTTGGATTGCTGGAAGCAATGTTTGTAATACACTTATAACTACAGGCAGTATTGCCTGTATCGCTGCCGATATTGCGGGCAGTACAATACCTGTGATAAAATTAAAAACTTCCCCTATAATCGGCAATACGTATGTTTGTAAGAATGTTATGATTTCGCTTATCACTGGCATAAGCCCTGCTATAAAATTCGTAATAATCGGTATCATTTCACCGACAAAATCAACTATACTTCCTATAATTTGTTTTATAGTTGGTGCTGCTGCCCGTATGAAACTGACAATTCCCGGTATTACACTTGTGATAATAACCTGTAAAACTTTTTCTGCTACCGGGACAACATTATCTGTCACAAACTGTATCACATTTGCAACTGCGCTCTGTACCGTTCCAAGTATATTTACAAGCGTGTCAAATACCTTTACGCCTTTATCTCCAAATATTTCCTGTATTTTGTTTCTTGCTTCCCCTATGTTTCCGTCGGAAAACACATTTTTAATCGTATTTCCTATGTTTGTGATAACTGCTACTATCTTATCAAATACCGCTAATGCCCCATCACCAAAAGTTTTCTGAATAAATCCCCTTATTTCTTCAAGATGATTTTTCACCAACTGTATAACCGTGATGATTGTTGTTATAACGCCAACAATGGGGAGTACCTTACCAATTACGCCTCCTAGCGGTCCGAATATGCTTGTCACAAGTTTTCCCAACGGTCCCAACATAGTCTTTATTGCATTTCCGACAGGTGCTATAAACGCTGTTATTTTACTAAATCCTTTCCCTATGACGCTTCCAATCGTTCCTAACGGGGATCTTGCTATAATCTCTCCTAATCCTGACAGGACTCCTCCTAATCTTCCACCGATTGCCGAAAACGGCTTAATCAACAGTGTAAGCATTTGTGACCCTGCTGTTGTTAATACCCCGCCCATTTTCCCGGCTATCCCACCGAAAAAAACGCTTATTTTTGTAAATATCGCGCTGCTACTAAGTATACTGCCAAAGGCCGATGTAACGCCTCTTGCTGCCCCCTTTATTCCCTTAAAATAATTTAGTATCCCACTTCCTATGTTTTTGAAATTCAAAAAACCGCCTGTAATCCCACTTATAAAGTTGTTTAGCCCCATTCCTTCAATAATTGCAAAAGCCCTTCGTACGGACAGGATACCGCCTTGTACCTGTAAAAATCCAAGTTTGGCAACCAATCCTCCGGCTTTCAATCCAACCAATCCTGCTGCCACTTTTGCAATCGTTTTTACTGCTTCGGGGTTTTCCCTTACAAATGCTGTTACCGCTTCTACTACCCCTGTCAGTTTCTTTGTTCCCTCTGTAAGCACAGGCAGCAACATTTCTCCTAATTGTACTTGCAAAGCATCAAATGCTGATTTTGCAAGTGTAATCTGTCCATTTAGGTTATCAAGTTTTATTTTTGCCATTGTCTCTGCTGCCCCTGTCGAGTCATAAATACTATTTGTTAAATTTTCAAAGTCCTCTTCTCCCGCATTAACGATTGTAAGCATGCCTGCCATAGCATTTTTTCCAAATATTGTAGACGCTGCTTCAATTTGTTGGACTTGTGATAATCCATCAGTTGTTTTTGACAGATCTGCAACAATATCATCATATTCTCTTAGATTCCCCTCGCTGTCTACCAAATCAACATTTACCGAACCAATACTGCTTCGGAGATTTTTCATTAAATCCATAAGGCTTTTTGTATTGCCCTCATTATCCGTCATGGATATACCTAAATTATTCATAGCAGACACTACTGCATCCGTTGGCGCCGCCATTCTTGCAAGTGCGGTTTTTAAAGCGTTTCCTGCCTGTGTGCCTTTTACGCCGGAATTTGCCATAGTTCCAAGTGCTATACTCAAATCTTCTGCTGAATATCCAAGCGTACCCGCCGTTGCTGCTACATACTGGAACGATTCTCCCAACATACTTACGTTTGTATTTGAACTTGTTGCCGTTGCTGCAAGTATATCAACAAATTTATTTGTATCCTCCGCTGTCATTCCAAGTGCCGTCAATGCGTCTGTTACAATGTCAGATACCGCCCCTAATTCTTCCCCTGAGGCTGCTGCAAGGTTCATTACTCCGGATATACCATCTAGCATTTGGTCGGTTTTCCACCCCGCCATTGCCATATATTCCATTGCCTGCCCTGCTTCGGTTGCTGTGAATTTTGTTGTTGCCCCCATTTCTTTTGCTTTTGCAGCCAATATATTCATTGCCGTTTCTGTCGAGTTTGCTCCCTGCTGATATGTAAGCCCCATCTCTTTAGCTTTTTCTATGATTTTTGGCATGGTTTCATCTTTTACAGTTCCTGCTATAGCTTTTACAGTTGACATTTGTTCTTGAAACTCTGCTGCTTTCTTTACCGGTCCTGCATAAATGGCAGCACCAACCGCCCTAACCGCTCCAACCAAACCTCCCAACTGTGCTTTTGTCTGTGAAATAGCCTGTTTGTTTGCTGCCTGTTTTTCCGTAATTTCCTGTACTTTTCTTTGTGCCTGTTCTAACCTCTCATACTGCTGCCTTAATTCGTCTGTATCACGCCCTAAGTTATCAGTATTTACCCCTGCTTCTCGGAGCGTACTGCCTAATTCTTCTAATTTTGCCTGTGCGTCTGCTGCCGCGTCCTTTGCCTTTGCTAATGCGGTTTCCGCGCTCTTTAACTGCTTTTTCTGTTCTGTTGTTGCATTATTTACATCTCCGATTTCCTCAACTAATTTGTCATATTCGCCTTGTAGTTCTGTTACCCTGTTTTTACTGTTGGCTACTGCCGTCTGCTGTTTTTGGTATGCTGATACGTCCTTTAATTTTTGATCGGCGCTCTTTAAATCGCCCTGTAATATTTTCATGGTCTGTGACGCATTTTTAAATGATTGTGTGAAATTCGGACCAAGCTGCGCCGTCAATCTGAAAAGCAATTCAAACTGTTTAGCCGTTGCCATTTTCCACCTCCTCGTATTTTGCATATAATAAAAGCACCTACATTTCTGCAAGTGCTTTTCGGTATTTTCTTCATTACTTTATTTTAACAATTCTTTTTTCTTTGTTTCAAATTCCGTTTGCGTAATCGCTCCCATATCCAATAAATTCTTGTATTTTAAAATTTCATCCGCTACGCTTATATTAGTTTGATTTTGAATCTGCCGATCCACCTGTTCGCTTTTTAATGAATATAATGTATCATGTATTGCCTTGTTGATATTTTTTGCCACTGCCTTATTTACACCCACATTGAAGCATTCTTTTATCGTGTCAATCGTTACTATCCCCCACATCATGCTCGTTTTCATTGTTATGTCATTAATGTTTTCGATAGAAACTGATTGAAAATTCTGCCCAATAATCTTCTGTTGTGCCATAATGATTCGTTTATTAGTAACTGCATATGCAAAATTACTATCATGCTGTGTTGCAGACACATAATTATGCAAGCCTATAAAGCATACAATAGCTTCCTCATCTTCTGATAATGCCTGTTCAATTAACGCAAAATGTTTTAATCCCCACTTTTTATTCATGCCTTCGCCAAATTTATTATCACAACAGAATTTATACATTTCTTTTGCTGTTTTCACTTTTAACTATCCTCCGTTTTATTTTAAACATATAACAATCAATTCTATTATGCCTTAGGCGGAGATTTTCCAAATGTTTTTTTAACTTTATGCCATACCTTCAAACAAGTGTTCAGCACAGGCATTGCAACGGCTGTCACAATTAAAGCAAATATTTTCTTCATAACTTTTGTGCCTCCTTGTCGTATATTTTTTACAACATCATCATACAGCAAAAAGGCACTTATTTCAATATCAAATTACTTTTGCTGTTTCTGCTCTTCGATTATGAGGTTGTACTCCTTAATCCACGAATTTAATCCCCTAATCGTCTGCTTTAGCCAAAATTCTATGCTTGTGTGGGTTTCCTTTGACAGTAATATGCAGTTTCGCATAAACCACCTTACGGGATTTTGTTTCCTGTGAAACCCGTGCTTATTAAAAAATTCTGTGCCTTATTCTTGACTTTCCCAAACTCACGGATTGGAAGATGCAAAATAACGTCACTTCCTACCCCTGCTGCCTTTGCTGCCAACCTGTACAGGAATGAGGTTGAAATTTCCGGGGATAATGCAAATTCTCCTACCGCTGTCATTTCTGTTTCAATGTCTACCAAGTCCTCCCCGATAAGCCCCTCAAAATCAAATACAAATTTGTTGTATGTCTTATCTTCGTATGTGTAAGGTCTTGCAAGGTTTATCACATGCGCCCCCTCCGGCACTTTTTCTTTCGTGTCCGAATTGGTCACAACCGCCATTTCTGCCTTTGTTTCCTCTGTAGCTGCTTCCTGTCTGTTTTCTTTCTTAATATCTTCCATCGCCTTAGCCTCCTATTTTTTGCAAAGAAAAAACACGGTTTCCCGTGCCTGTTTATTTTCCAAGTGCTTTTCTGACATCTGCTAACCAATCTTTGTTGTTTACAAAATAAATGTAATTTAACGGGTCAATTTCCAACACCTTTTTGCCGTCTATGTATGTTGCAAAATATGTTGTCGCATATTCCCCACTTACCTCCGCTGCGCTTGCTGTGGCAACCTTTCCGGGGTTCAGCTTCTTAGGTGTAAGGGTCAGCAAATGTTTTACCCTTACAACCTCTGTAACGCCTTTTGTAGTGTCTTTCTGCTGCTGTGCTGCCCTTAAATCAATATTGTGCTGCCGTGGCTCATGCAGTTTTACGGCATTTCTTGTAACGGTTCTGAAATTAAGCGTTGTTGTCATTGCTTCGATAGCACCTAAAATAACGGATTCTACCTTACCGCCCATTCCTGCCCCGCTGATTTCCTCGGTAATGCTTGAAATTTCCGGCAATGTCACTTCTGCAATTCCTACATGTTCCGTTGCGTCCTCATAAACCGCAAACCCGATTACTGTTTCGTCAATCTTCATTTATTCCTACCTCCTCCTATGCTGTAAATAGAGTTTCAAGATAACTTACGTCATACTCTAAAACAAAATCAAGTTCCTTTGCCGGACTAGACGGGGTAAGATATATATGAAAATGTGCAATGCCCGCCATTAAATCCGTTTTGGGGTTCTCCTCTTCCAGAAACTCAATCCGTCCTCCTAAAATCACCTCATCTGCTGTCAGTCCGTTAAGCCAAATATTAAGGCTCTGTACAACTGATTCTATCAAGCGTGTTTTTAATCCCCTGTCAACCTTGCTCCACATTGACAGGATAACCGAATTTCCGACCCACTGAAACATACGGCTTACACAATAGAAATAGTCCGTAACATCCGTATTTGACGGAAAACAGGCAGTTTCATTCCCCCATGATACAAAACCACCAATAAAATTTAATCCTGTGATAATTCCCTGTGAGTTAAGGTAATTTGCTTTTGTGATGTCAAGCAATACCTCTGTGCCGTCCGCTAATACCATGCCATCAATCTGCAATGTTTTGTTACTTGCCGTTTCACACGGCGTTTCCTTTCCTAAATCCTCGTCTGCGTCCGTCCTTGCCATAAGTCCGGCTAACTGTGTGGAATAATGGAATACCCTGCCCCCTAATGTCAGCATGGGCCATACTAACAGTTCGGACGGCTGCACGATATTCTTTTTGTTTTTCCATTCCACCGCTTCCGTATATGTCGTTGCTTCTGTCGTGTCAACATCAATAATCGCCACGCCCTTAAAAAGTCCATTGATACTTTCCGCTTTCGCTGCCATGACTGCTGCAACCTCGCTATCGTGGGAAAAGTTCGGTGCAAGGAAAACCGTTGGTATAACCCGGAATTTGGGAAAAATAAAATCAACCAATTCAAAACCGCTTGATCTCTTCGTGTTAATGTCATATCCCCCAATAATATCCGTTTTTGTTACTTTTGAGGGGTCAACCGCATTGTATTTAATGTTAAGCGTTGCATTATCGAACGTAATCGCTCCGCCCTCAATACGCTCCAGTCTTAACACTTCATCAGTGTACAGTAATTCATAGTCAACGCCCCTTTTATATTCATCTGTAAGCGTGTCCTCTGTGCTGTATCCTTTTACTACTACCTTATCTGCCAACGCTTCTAACGGCAAATCCAAAACACCTCCATATAACTTCATATCCGTTGGGTCCGTTTCCCCTGTCAAATGCTTTGCCGGATCTAACACATTGATAATGATAATCGGTCCATTCTGATACAGTTTGAAACTTGTATAGATTTCCTCACAAATATCATACTTTTTCCAATCGTCACTATATCCCATGGCTTCCACGGCTTCCGCATATGAGGAAACATATACAGGCTCGTTTACTTTGCCGTTTACCATGTGCGCCGGGGCAGTTCCTACAATAAGGTGTATACAACTGTCTGCGGTTGCTGGCGCCCCAATACTTGTACTCCGCTTACTCGCTCTTACTCCATGAAAATAAGCCATTTTTTAAACCTCCTTTGCCTTTCTTGACAGGCTCAAAACATCATTGTAATACTTGTTTAATAATGTTCCTGCCTGTTTCACCTTTGCCCTGTTAGTTGCAAGGCTTTCTGTCGGCACGATAAGCATTTTTATCTGTGGTATTTCCGCTACCACGTCTTTCAGATAATCCTCCACGCTTTTCCTCGTGCCCTTAACAATCGTGTTTTCAATTAGTCCTTTGGTTGTCGGCCCTATATAAATAAATGTTTCCTCTTTAAGTGTGGAATTGACCGCCTGTTCCTTTTTACCGCTGTTCTCGACTTCTGCGGTGCTTTCTGTTGTCATCTGTGTGCTTGCAGTTTTCTTCACTGACATGTTTCAATACCTCCTTATGTTCAATATTTGTGTACATCATGTTTCAATGCAACTTCGTACTGATCAATCATCTGTGTTTCTCCCCCTAAGTATCTACTTACATTTCTTTCCACCTGCTGCATTTCCCAAATTGTCATTATCTCACCTATCTGATAAACTTCTAAATCATCATCATAAACGATAAATTCTATAGGCTTCTGACAGGAAAAACGGTTATCTACTACAACGTCCTCCAATAACTTAGTTTTAATCCTTGTTAGCAAGTTTAGGCATTGTATGTAATTTTCCTGTTTATCCTCGGAAAATGTCACACAAATAATACGCACCCTGCATATACTCTCTTCGTTATCATCTTTTCCAGTCAATAACTTTAAAAGTATGTAGGGTGCTGCTTTCTTTTCTGATTCCTTGTCGGGCAGATTGCCAACAAATACCGCTGGAGGGCGTTCTGCTGCCTGTGTGCCGTTTTTAGGCACTCTTGCAAGCAACCGCATATCCTTTGTTATTTCCTCGCAATACGCTTTTAAGGCTTCCAATAGGTCTAATGGTGTCATTATCAGCCTCCGTTTTTACTTAACAACCTTTCTATTTCGTGTTCTATTCGCTGATTGATAACCTCGTTTACCCGCTCTTCCACATTCTGCATTACCTTTTCATTTTCTACCATTTGCGGTACTGCCGGGGATAGCAACTCTTTCAGCTTTTCTTTTCCTGTTGTCGGGGATACCGTGCCTTTCTGGCGCTCCATAACGCCTATATGCCCCGACTTCATTTGTGCCACGAATACATTTTTCTGCCTGTTGAATTTTACAAGGCTGCTTGCCTTTAATACTGCTGCACTCGGCGTTGTCTTTTTCTTCGGTGTACTGGGAGATACCTTAAATTTAATAAGCGGTATTACACCGCCCGAATATTCAATACTCCCTATGATTCCGTCCCCGTTTTTCGTTACGCTGTTGTACCTCATGTAACCACGGCTGTTAAAATCCCCCGCCGATATATGATAAGTCTGCCTTACCATTTTTCCCGCTGCTGTTTTCCCTGCCATTAACCCCCTTGCAAGTGCGGGTTTTAATACTTTTTCGTCTGCCTTTTCCACCCCTGCAAGTATCGCGTGTATCCGATCTATGGTCTGTTCTGATATCTCTATCTCCATCATTCGTCATACCTCTCCAATCCTATAATCAGTTCGTTGTACTCATTCCGTACATCCGTTATCGTAAAGAGGTTGCCGTCAATCCAAAATCTCATACCGCTTGCGGGTTCTTTACTTATATCGCTTAACCTTACGCGGATAACAATATATTTCCCATAGAATCCCTCCGCATTATCCCCCGAAACAAGGTTCTGACGTTCCTTTGTTTCTTCGGAGTCAAATATGACAGGTATTTTTTTGTCTATACCGTCACACTCAACCCTTTTAAGCTGTGCAAATTCTTCTAAGTTGTAAAATGTGCTGTCTAAGTCCTTATCAAGCATTTCTTTAAAATTCTTCATAGGCCGCTTACCTTAGCATACAGTGGCAACAAACCAAGAATCAACCTCATGCGGTACAGGAATAGGAGCAGATGACAACTGTAAGAAACGCCTTGCCGGGCGTCTTTCTACCCACTGTTCGGGTATCCTTGTACCCTCTTCTACGCTGATTGTCTTTCCCTTTTCGTCCACGATACCAACCGCACCGTAATACATGGAATATTCAGCCTCCGTTGCCAACAATGCGACAACATTTGACGGCAACAAATACTTGTTTTCCGGTTTTGCCCTGTTCGTCCAGTTGTCTAAGTACATTTCCTTGTACTTGTAAATATCCATTCCTAAGCTGTGGATTGTTCCAACGTATGTAGCGCCGTTCGGGAGTTCTTTCGGCTTGATTACTGCAAGGTCATATCTGCGGTTATCAAGCATTTCTTTTACTTCATCATCTTTTAAGAACGCTGCCAACGCCTCCTGCCCCATAAGGCAGATATTACAATTCACAAACCCGGTTTCCTGTACCTTATCCCGCCATGCTTCCAGCTGCTCTAACTTACCACCTGTTGTCTTGTTCCATTTTTCAGCGTCTTTCAGTGTGACTTTGTTCGTAAACTGAAAATCAATAATATCTTGTATTGCTTTTCCAGCACTATTCAGAATCGGTATCTTTCCCGTAAACAGGGCCATGCAGCACATCCACTCCTCGCGGCGGGTAATCATCTGATCCAGTTTCGCAAAATCACGCTGCATTTTCTCAACTGCCCTTTGGTTCGGGGATTTTCCGTTATACATGCTTTCCCCCGGTGTACGCTTCAAAATATCGTCAACCGTTGTAATTGTGTTCGGTGCGATAAGCGGCGGTTCGTATGTGTTAGTCTGAAAACCCTCATTTTCGACCGTTGCACCGCCTACTTTCTTATGTACAAACGGTGCTAACGCCCTGTTTCCCTTTTTAAAGTCAACATCTATTTTCTCCGTATCGAATGTTTCCACATTACGGAAAAACGTATCTCTGATGAAAGTATGCACTTTCGGCATACGCTCTACTAATTTCCCCATTGTTCTAGGGTCATAAATGCTAATAGCCATGATTCAATATCTCCTTTTCTGTTATTATTCTTCTTTGCTACCTTGTTCGCTTTCGTTCGCTGCTGTTGCTGCTGCGTTTTCCGTATCCACTAAGAATATACCCAGCTTCCTAAACGGTGCTTTAAAATCCGCTGCGCTTGTTCCTGTCGGCACTTCCAACGCTTCCCCGAAAAACTGCCCTGTCAGATAAATAACCACTTCTTCCCCAGCTTCCGCTGATTCTGCTGCAAGTCCGTATACATTTGCTATGGTATCAGCGGTTACGGCTGATAATTTGCCGTCTGTTCCAAGCGTCACAGGCATAAGTTCTAAAACCGTATTATTGTCTGCAACTGTGCCCAAATCGGTCACAACGGGATAATCCCCGGCATGTATCATTTTAGGGGTATAGCTTCCCAACAATTCTTTTCCTGCTGCCATTTCTCATTACCTCCTAGTATAATAATGGTGTAGTCAATTAAGACTACTGGTTAATAAGTTTCTATAAATTAGGTAACAGAAGAAGGTGTTCTTCCTTCATCAGATGTTATTTTAAATAATTATCATGTCTGACGGTTCCTGATAGA